CCTCCAGGCCGTAGCAAAGAAGATTTTTGGCGGGAGAAGCGTTATAAATTTTTTGATAACTTTACTGACAAACCATTAATTACGTGCCATCACCTCGACGACTGTGTTGAAACTTGGATCTTTAGTAGCTTACACGGAACTGGAAAATGGATTCCGTATCGTCGCAATCATATTATTCGTCCTTTTAGACTTACTCGAAAAAGAGACTTTGAACTTTGGTTAAACTTAAATAATATTGATTATATTTTGGATGACAGCAATAATGAACTATGTTATAATCGTAACTATATCAGGCATCAAATGATGCCACATGTGCTACACGTAAATCCAGGAATATATAAAACACTGCATAAGAAGGTTGTAAATGAAGTTGCCTAAGTTATTAGTAATTGGCCATGGCAGACATGGTAAAGACACAGTATCAGATATACTGTGTGATAATTTTAAATTAAGTTTCATATCAAGCAGTATGTTTGCTTGTAATCGATTTATATATGATGATTTAAAGTCTAAATATAATTATACAACACTAGAAGAATGTTATAACGATCGGCATAATCATCGAGCTGAATGGTATAATGCTATATCAAGTTTCTGTGAACATGATCCAGCTAAGTTGGGTAAGGCTATTTTTTCAGAACATGATATTTATTGTGGACTACGAAACGTAAGAGAATTTGATGCAATGCGTGAACAACATGTTTTTGATGCAGCAATTTGGGTAGATAGGTCAGAACATCTACCAACTGAAGATTCAAGCAGTATGACACTAACCAAAGAAATGGCAGACCACGTTATCAACAACAACGGAACACTTGATGAATTAACATCTAAAGTATACGATACATATAATAATATTTTAAAAGGAATGTAATAATGAGCGAAAAAGTAATAACACGAATGCAGCAATTGTGCGAACCAATTGATAGACAGATTATGATGTGTGACGATCATAAAGATGCACTAATGTTAGCATGTGCAATGCTAGAAAAAGTAAAAACAATTCTAGATGTACATATTGGCGAAAAAGGTCGGAAACAAATTATTACTGAAGCTAACAAATAATGGACATTAATACTCACGGTTTTGAAAAAGAAGAAAATGAACATGCTGGTGTAAAACAAGTATACAACGATATTACACCACGCAAGCCTCAATCCGAAATGGTTGTTGCACTTAAGAAGATGGCCGGCGAAAAATATCTTTTCAAATGCATAGATAGTTTTGAATGGAAAGCTGCTGAGTATATTATTGAACTTGAACAACAACTAAGAAATGAAAAGGAAATAAATGCTCATTTGTGGAAATCGTTAGCACAAATTGAAAAGCAACGTGATCACATATCAGAAGAACTATCTAAAAGATGACACAAGACGATCGGGAGTTTCTAATACAGTCAGTTAATAAATTACTAAATATTCCAGTAATGTGTTTAACTACAGCTGAAATAGCTCGTTTAAAAAATTTACTAAGAACATTGAGATAAACGTAAGACTAAATATTAATTAATTAGTAGGAGACTATTATGAGTCACAAGTATGTAGATTTTAAAGTAACACTATCTGATGACGATTATGGATTAATCGTCGGCGAAGACGGAACGTTAAAAGGTATATGGATACCTAAAAGTAAAGAACATATGGAAATACCCGAAGCAGTTGCTAACTTGTGTATTACAAAATTTGGATTAGATCCAAATGACGAATTAAACTATAGTACTGGTCAAAAAAGGATTTATAAATGATAACAGTTGCTCAACTAGCCGAACTGGCAAAAGAAGCACAACTAAATGATCCAATTGATTGGGGAGAGTTGCCTCTTGAAGAACAAGCAACATTTGAATTAATGGCTTCTAGTGTAGTCGAACAGTTTAACGAATTGCCCGACGACCAGCAGTTATGGATTGCTATGGGAACTATTGTAAAACTGTTGGTTGAAAATTTCGTATTAAACCTAAAACTAAACTCTTAAAATTAAATGAAAATAAATAGTTGACAATTAATACGTTAAGTGTTAATATAATAACAAAAGCGAGTATGGTGAAACTGGTAGACACGCTAGATTTAGGTTCTAGTGCCGCAAGGCGTGGGGGTTCAAGTCCCTTTACTCGCACCAAACAAAGGTAAACAGAATATTGCAAGTATCGGCCCTTAAAACATATGATGCATTAACTTATACTCATTGGCATCCGATTTACAACTGGGGTCCTTGGACACTTGCCGGCGAAAATCCAGAATTTTTTACGTTTAATAATATACGTCATGATTGGGTTAATAAATTTGATAAAGCAATTATTGAACATGTTGCCGAAAGAGGTGTAGCTGTACAAGCTGGAGGGTGGCAAGGAGTATATCCATTTTTACTATCAACTATGTTTAACTTAGTATACACCTTTGAACCTGATCCATTAAACTTTTTCTGTTTAAATAAAAACTGTCAACAAGATAATGTTTTAAAATATCAAATGGGGTTAAGTGATACACCAGGGTTGCGTCAATTCGAAGTTGTTAATGCCCCTTCGTATAATTGTTTATCTACTGGACAACACCGATTTGTCAGTCCGGATCCGTATATGAATAATATACAAATTGAAAAAACTATCGATGTACAGGCTATGCCACTTGATAGCTTTAATCTACCACGGCTTGACCTTCTTATACTTGACACTGAAGGATTTAATTTAGAATGTTTAAAAGGCGCCGAACAAACTATTGTAAATAATAATGCTGTGATTATATCTGAAAACAGCCATAGCGAAAAAAGTTCAAGTCAAGAATTTGCGTATCTACAATCATTAGGTTATAAATGCTGGGGAAGTTTACAAAACTATCATAATGATGGAAATAATGATGACTGGTTATGGAAAAAATAAGGAGTAGATATGACAGAAGATGAAATTAAAAAAGAACTAAACAAACGAATATCTGATTATTATCATGCCGAACGTACTAAGAATTTTCGAAAGAATATTAGTGATTCACAATCAAGAAGTAAACAAATACAACAATTAAACAAAGATGAGGAACTAAAATGAGACAATGGATTTACGAATCGTGGAATAGTGTAATGGATGCTAACATTAATCCTCTTAAAAATATTCCAAATTTACAGGTTAGACATTTAATAATGCAAATTCTTGCATGGATGTGGGTATCTGTGTGTTCTCTTTATATAGGGAGCATTATGTTTTGGGGAATTAACGCAATTGCACACACATTTTTACTCGGAGCAATTGTAATCACAGTCGGTACATTTGATACCGCTAAACGCAACCCTAATATTTTTAAAAGAATTGACGGGTATAATGGCCGTAGAAACAACGGCGAACATGATTAACAAAAGATATGCCAAAGGTATTGATGCAAAAGTACCACAATAATAAAAAGCGTAGTAGCCCTTAGGGCTACTACAATTATGAAAGGAATAATATGACTAAAATTATTGAATTCCCACAATTATCAGAACTTGATAAACAGTATACAGATTTAGAATATCAACAAAAATTGATTAGAGATCAAAAACAATTAATTAATGATCGTATCAAAGAAAAGAAAGAACGTAAAAATGATTCCGGTGATTGAATCAAAAGAATATTTAATGTGGCGACTTGCTCAAAGTTATTAAAAGGATAATCAATGTCAACTGATCAAGAATTTTTTAAACAACATAATTATGTAGTAGTGAGAAATTTTCTCACTAACGAGTTTACTGAGTTTATTTATAATTATTGTTTGATAAGATCTGGTAGAGCAAGTTTATTACTAAACAATAATTATGAATATTACCGATCAGAAACTGACGGCGGATTTAATGATCCGCAGGTGATTGATACATATTCCTGTTATGCTGATAGTGTAATGGAAACATTATTAGGCAAGGCTGCTCCGGTACTAGAAGAAACTACTGGACTTCAGCTAGCGCCAACTTATTCTTACTGGCGGCTATATAAAAATGGCGACACCTTAGAGAGGCATAAAGATAGACCATCGTGTGAAATTTCAACTACACTGTGTATAGGTTATGAAAATGACGACAACACATATAATTGGCCAATGTGGGTTGATAGCTCAGGTGAAGTTGGAAATACAGGAACTCCGGTATATCTAAATCCTGGAGATATGATAGTGTACAGAGGAGAAGACATCGAACATTGGAGAGAAAAATTCCAAGGCACAAGACATGCCCAGGTATTTTTACATTATAATGATGTTAACGGTCCTTACGGAACAACCAATCTATTTGACGGTAGAATATCATTAGCAGTACCGCCTGGATTTAGAGAAAAAATTCAATGACTATAAGAAGTACA